TTCAGGACTACCTAATTTTCTTTCTAAGTTTGGGTCCATTCTTTCGGGAGTGTTCCCGTAGTCTATCTGTTCATTAAATCTTTTTGCCATATCTTATTTTTCTAACATTTTCATTATTACGTCAATCACCTTATCTTTTGCCTCTTCAGGAGAAATTTTCTTTGCCTTTGGAGCTGGATTCTCACCAGGGTTTGGATTTTGACCAGGGTGTTTTGGTCTTGTCTTTGGTTTTGTTGTTGGTTTTGTTATTGGTTCTTTGACAGGTGCAGTTGTAGATTCTTTAGTCTCACTCTTTTTAGCCTTTGGAGCTGGATTTTCACCAGGGTTTGGATTTTGGCCAGGATGTTTTGGTCTTGTTCTTGGTTTTGTTGTTGGTTTTGTTACAGGCTCTTTAACAGGAGCAGTTGTAGATGATTCTGAAATAACTTTCAATAAGTCACCTTTTGTAATTCTAGGAGGTAAATGTTTTTCCACGATTTTTTCTATTTGAGATTCAAGGAACAAAGATACGGGATTTTTTCCTTCTTTCAACTGTTTTTTTACAGATTGCACACATCTCTCAAATTTTCTTGATTTTTTAGGTCCGACTTGAGCGTGACAAATTGCCCAAGGATTTGGACCGTCTTTTTCTTCCATCATTCCCATACCATCAGTTTCATCCCCAAACCCATCGTCAGAAGAAGGCCCTATTTGATGAGCGTCTTGAGTTTCAACATCTTTATTTGGGTCTAAAGTAACCTCTTCTTCCTCTTCAAGTTCTTTTTCATAAACTTGGAATGTTTGTTTTTTATTTTTAAGGTCTGCAATTTTCGCAGTATCTGTTCTGGAAACCATAGTAGTTCCTGCAGATTGTTCACCTAATAATTTTGAATGTAAGATATCAATCTGAGATTCACTTAACTTACTAACAGTTTTAGATGATAAACCTTTATCAATCAGTTGCAATGCTTTTTTATTAATTTTCATATACCAATTTTTTTTCAAATTCTAATACCAAATCTCTTTCGTATAGTTTATCTTTAATTTCTTGTTCGGTACTTCCGAATCTAAAAACAAGTCTTTTTCCTTGTTCAGATTCTTCTTGTTCCCAGGCTAATGCAACAATATCGTCAATTGCATCTATCATAGAAAAAAAATCGGAGTTTTGAATCAATTCCAACTTTAAATCGGTATTTCTCAAAACTCCTACTTTTTTAATGTATTCTAATTCAGGTGGAGTTGGATATCCATTAGAAGGTTTACTCTCCCAACTGTCTCCCCAAACATCCAAACTATCTGAAAAAATGAATTCATATAGATTATCTCCCTTATAGTTAGGACCTAGTCCGTTCACATAAGTTAAATAACTCATAAAATTTCTCCGTTAGTTGTAATTCTTACTTGACCTGATTTATTTTCAAAAACTAAATTCTTTTTATTTGTAATTCCAATAAATTTAGAATTTATATTTTCTTGTAAAAATTTCTTAGCCGCCAATTCTTGTTCAATGGTTTCAGTCATTTTAACAACAGATTCCATGATTTGATTTACAACCGCCTTTTTCTTTGAAACTTCTTGAATTTTCTTTTCTTTACTTTCTCTGATTTCTTTTTTTGAAACCTCAAAATATTTTGAAATAACTTTGTCAACTTTTGACTCACCAAAAATGCTATCAAAAATTGCTCCGTTACCATAACCCATTTCTTCCATTTCAGATTCAACAGGAATGTCCATATCTGCTTGAATGTCTTCAACTTCAGTATCGTCGGTCATATCTTCTCCTCCCATGTCATCTTCTTGACCAAAGTCTTCAGTTTCGTCTTCTTCAAATTTAGACATAATGTCCTCTTTATCTTCTTCAGACAAAGACTTTAAATCTAATGAAGATAATACCATGTTGATAACATATTTGATGTCTTCAGAAGTCATTCCTTCTTGAGAATCTAATGTTCTAATTTTTTGGGTTAATTTACCTGTCAGCTTTTGAATAGTTTTGAAAGTAATAGTACCTCCTTCATCTTCTGTAGGTTCTTCGCCTTCAACACCCATATCTTCCATACCCATTTCCTCACCTTCAACACCCATATCTTCCATACCCATTTCCTCGCCACCTTCAATCGGTGATGGAGGTAATTCAGGTGCAGGTACTGCTGGTGGCTCCGCAGGTGGTGCCATAGGCGGCATTGGTGCTTCCTCAGCTGCAGGTGCTGCGGGTTTTGGGGTTTTTAATGTAAATTTCTTTTGTTCGCCAAATAACGAAACACCTTCTTCGTTTTCATTGAGTCTATTTAATTCGCCAGCAACAAGATTTAATCTTTTGAGTGCTTGTGAATATGAAGAATAGTATTTTCTATTTTTTATAGGTTCAATGTATTCCGTTTCTGATTCAGAAATTGTTTTCTTAATAATATATCCTTGTCTTTCTTTAACAATTTCATATTTGTTTCCGTCGGCAAGTCCTACAGAATATTCTGATTTTGCGGTTTCATTTATAGTTTGTGGAATTACTTCATTAAAACGAGCAATTTCCATAATTCTTTTTATTTTATCTTGACCTGTTAGTTTTTCACTACCAATTGGTTTTAAGTCTGCCATATTTTTTTATATTATGTTTTAATTATTTAATCCGTTATTTCCACCTAAAGTGATTGCGTTTAATTGTGCGTATGGTACACCATTCCCATCTGTATAAATTGGATGTGGCGCGATTTCTCCTGCAGGTGCGGTTCCCCCACTAAATGAACCTAACATCTCAATAGTATATTCGTATTGTACATCAACACCGATACCTGAAAAAGGATATTGAGTTGGTGTTGGAGTCGGTGTTTTAGTTGGAGTTGCGGTTATTGTTGGAGTTATAGTTGGAGTTGCCGTTTTTGTTGGAGTTATAGTTGGAGTTGCCGTTTTTGTTGGAGTTATAGTAGGGGTAGGTGTTTGAGTTGGCGTTTTAGTTGGAGTTGCGGTTACTGTTGGAGTAATTGTTGACGTAACTGTTGGTGTTGGAGTTTTTGTAGGTGTAATTGAAGGAGTTACGGTTTTTGTTGGTGTGATTGTTGGAGTTACGGTTTTTGTTGGTGTGATTGTTGGAGTCGGTGTTGTTGTTGGAGTTGGTAAAGGACAAGTTCCTATTGAAACATATGACCCATTACCCGATACAACATCAACTTTAGTTGCACATCTAACTATGGTAGTATATGGTTGTACGTTTGCTAATTTAATATTACCATCACAGTCAGTAAAATTAAAAGTTGTTCCTTGAGTTCCGCCATATAATTCATAAGTTTTACATAAACCAGGCGTTTCTGATGGTGTTGGTGTTATAGTAGGAGTTACCGTTCTTGTTGGTGTTATAGTAGGTGTTGGAGTTATAGTAGGAGTTGGAGTTGCCGTTCTTGTTGGCGTTATAGTCGGAGTTGCCGTTCTTGTTGGCGTTATAGTTGGAGTTGCTGTTTTTGTTGGTGTAGGTGTTGGTGTTTGACTTGAAGGTGTAATTGTAGGAGTTACGGTTTTTGTTGGTGTGATGGTTGGAGTTGGAGTCGGTGTTGGAGTTGGATTTGCTGCCAAACACGTTGCACAATCCCCGTAATCGGTTGACATTGTTGCAACTGTATCTACCCCAGTAGATGGCTCTGCGTTGGTGATAATATCGTAACACCCTGGTGCGGTTGCACCGTTAAATGTTAAATAATAATTACCATTTACCGCTGGTAATGATGAACTATTAAAGTCAACTAATATTGATGCTCCTCCAGAACAAGGACCTATAAGATATGTAACTAATGCCATTTAATTTTTCTAAATAAATATATGATTTATACGAATAATTTAATTAATCTTGAATTGTTCTTTCAATTGACAATTCTTTATCTTTAATTTTTGTTTTTTCGTCAAAAAGTTTTCCGATATGACCTGACCTTCGTAGATATTTGAAAACCAAATTTTCATAAGAAAATTCACCATCTTTTTCTAACCCCGATTGTCTGTAGTTTTTTAACTTGTCTTTTAATTTTTTTAATTTTTCAGTCTCCCCGCTAAATTTAGAGTCTTCAATTGCATCATCAATTTTGTCTGTCCAACTTTTTATTTTGGTTTTTAAAACAGACATATCAATATTTTTATGAGTTTTTGTTGGGATGTGTACCCATTCATCACTCATAACGGAATAAACACCATCACTATTTGCTTTCTCTGATGAGGGTTGGGCATAAACCTCAACATCATATCCAAAGATTTTAATGTTATGTTTATCGTTAAAAAGTTTTTTCTTTAAATCAAAAAGTTCTTTGTAGAGTTCTTCTTGTTTTCCGTATCTTTCAAAATCAACTATAACGTGTAAGTCAAAATCAGAATATTCCGACCAATTAAAATTGACTAAAGAACCCATAAAATAAATGTCCTCAACAAAAACATCCTCACCTAAATCATCAACAAACTCTTCTGCTATACGCATAAGAGCTTTTCTTACCTTTGGCATCAATATTGCTTTTTTTGGGTCTTCAGGATTTTCCCAAACTTTTGGGTTTAGGGTATCCTTAATTAAAAAGCTATTAAGAATTTTTTGAGAGTTCTTCATCCTTAATAAATATTAGAATGTTTATAGTTTTTTATACGGATATTTTTTTGCTATGTCCGTAGTGAAAAATTTACCTTGAGATTCAGCAATTCTAAATTTAGTGTAGACCTGATGAGGCACCCCATCATATTTATATTTTATACCATTATTAAATTCAACAACCAAATCTTTTGTTTCTGTATCATATTCTGTTGATTTGATGTTTGATGATTTAATTTGATTTTTAATTTTTGTCCCGATTATTTCTTCTTTTAATATTGCCATTTTATTTTTCTTTAAGTGGTGTTAATTCATCTATTTTTTTCATTAATGGTTGTATGTAACCCATAAACTCGTCAAAGGTGATATCAAAACCAAAATCATTAACTTGTTTAAGTGTGGATTTTTGAACGTCACCAAACCTATGAAATAGATGCATCATTTTTGACGTATATGTTGGTGGATTAGATAAATCACTTTCACTGAACCCCAACTCTTGAAATTCCTTTCTTAATTCAAGATAGATTTCCAACAATTCTTTGGCTCCTAATGTGTGATTTAAAAACTTTTCAAACGGTTTCATATTAATATAAATATAAAACCCCCACCTTTTGGGTGAGGGTTCATATTAAGACCTTAATTTTCTTAATTCGTCCCTGAGTTCTATTGACCTCTCAAAGTTTTGTTCTTTGATTGACTCCTTAAGCTCAAGTTCAAGTTTTTCAATTTCTTTTTGATTTGTTTCCAAGTTTTTAAGTTGGTCTCTTAACTTAACCGCTTCTTCAAAGTTCTCGTCCTCAATTGCTTTGTTAAGTTTATTCTTCAACTGTTCTTCTTTACTCATTGATTTGTCAAAAAATTCTGACAAGTCAAACACCTTTACATAATTGGTAACCTTATAACTTCCATCAGGAGATTCGTAAGTTTCTTCCGTCCAATCTTTCTTATGGAACTCTTCCATCATTTTTTCGTACTGAGCCATTAACTCATCTAAATTAAAATTTCTTCTTCTTCCAAACATATTTTTTTGTTTTACTAAGTTTATTGTTTATCTTTGTAGTTATCAAATTTTGTTCCTTGAATAAATATGTGACAATCAGATATAGTAACACTGACATTTTGTCTTGTTAAAAAAATATATCTGACATTTTGACAATTTATTTGGAATTGAATAAAATTTGATGTTATTTTGTAGAGTAAAATTTAAATAAAATATGAACGAATTAATGGACGACGACGACAAAGCGATGGGTAAGAAACAAAAATCAACCGTAGAATCTAATACTCCTGTGTTAGACAATTTCAGTAGGGATTTAAATAAACTTGCCGAGGCGGGTAAACTTGACCCTGTTGTTGGTAGAGATAGAGAAATCCTGAGGATTGCTCAAATTCTTTCTCGTAGAAAGAAAAACAACCCAATTATTATTGGTGAACCTGGTTGTGGTAAAACCGCACTTGTTGAGGGTTTGGCAATTAAAATTGTAAACGGGGAATGTCCTCGTAACTTGGTTGACAAACGTATTGTTAACCTTGACTTAACTTCAGTTGTTGCTGGTACAAAGTATCGTGGACAATTTGAAGAAAGAATGAAAGTGATTATTGAAGAACTTCAGGCGAATCCTAATATCATTGTGTTTATTGACGAAATTCACACATTGGTTGGTTCAGGTAATTCTTCAGGTTCAATGGATGGTTCCAACATCTTCAAACCAGCACTTTCTCGTGGTGAACTTCAATGTATTGGGGCAACCACGTTGGATGAGTTCCGTAAGAACATTGAAAAAGACGGAGCATTGGAACGTAGATTCCAAAAAGTAATTGTTGAACCATCGTCTGTGGCTGAGACAATTCAAATTCTTAAAAATGTTCGTGATAAATACGAAAATTTCCACAATGTTCTTTATAGTGATGAAGTTATTGAAACTTGTGTTAAGTTGGCTGATAGATATATCACCGACAGAGAATTCCCTGATAAGGCGTTTGATATCTTGGATGAGGTTGGGGCGAGAATGCAAACCGACTTGAAAGTTCCTGAGGTTATTGAGGAATTGAAAAAGAAAGCATCCGAGATTAAACAACAAAAAATTGATGTTGTCAAAAAACAGAATTATGAACAAGCTGCGGAGCTTCGTGACAAGGAGAAAAAATTGTTATTGAAACTTGACCAAGAAAAACTCAAGTTTGAAGAACAACTAGCTAAAGAGAAACAAACCATTATCTTAGACCACGTTTATGACGTAGTTTCAAATATGACCAAAATCCCTGTAAACAAAATGAGTGTTGATGACACAAAAGCGTTGTTAGATTTGGATAAGAATTTGATTGGTAAAGTTATTGGTCAGGATTCTGCGGTAATTAAAATTACCAAATCAATTAAACGAAATCGTTTGGGTATTAAGGACCCTAACCGACCAATTGGTTCATTCATTTTCTTGGGTTCAACAGGTGTTGGTAAAACTTTGTTGGCAAAACAAATGGCAAAAGAAATGTTTGGTTCTGAGGATTCACTTATCCGTGTGGATATGAGTGAATATCAAGAGAAACATACCGTATCTAAATTGGTGGGAGCCCCTCCAGGTTACGTTGGATATGAAGAAGGTGGTTTGTTAACCGAGAAGGTTAAGAATAAACCATATTCGGTTATTCTGTTTGATGAGGTTGAGAAGGCTCACAAAGATGTGTTCACAATTCTACTTCAGATTTTGGATGACGGTCACGTAACAGATAGTTTGGGTCGTAAGATTAACTTCAAGAACACCTTGATTATCCTGACCTCAAACTTAGGTGTGAAGAAGTTACAAGACTTTGGTACAGGTATCGGGTTTTCTAATAGTCCTTATGCCAACGAAGAAGCTAAAAAAGAAGTGTTAATGAAAGAGATGAAGAATTTCTTCTCTCCTGAATTTATCAACCGTATCGATGATACTATTGTATTCAATTCATTAACCCCTGAGGACATCAAGAAAATCACTGTGATTGAATTAGAGAAATTGGTTAATCGTCTTTCTGATATGAAATACAATATCAAATACGATGAGACATTGGTTGATTATTTGGCTAAGATTGGTTTTGATGAATTGTATGGGGCTCGTCCATTGAAGAGAGCTATTCAGGATAAGGTTGAGGACTTGTTATCCGAAGAAGTTCTGACTGGTAAAATGATTGAGGGTAAAAATTACCTCATCAAAGTGGTAGATGATAATGTGGTTGTCCAGAAAAAAGGACGTTAATTTAAAAAGGGAGATTTATTCTCCCTTTTTTTTTGTTTACACCAAAAAAAAGTCGGATAATTTCTCATCCGACTCACAATAGATTAATATTTTCTTTTTCTCCAATCGTAGAATACCGATTTCTTATAGTGTAACTTATTACCAAGATTTTCAATCATTTTTTTACCAATATTGATTCCGTTTAAAACATCTTCAACAACAACATACTCATTTTTGGTGTGGTAATCATAATATCCGATTGAAATATTAATACACGAGAAATCAAATTTACCTCTCAGTGCATAAACGTCGGTATATGGATGAACCATATATTTCATACTATTCGTATCCATACTTTCGGTTAAAATGTTGTCACAAGTTTCAAAAAACTCACTTCCTCTATCAAATAACACCTGACCAAAACATTTCTCGGTAATCATCCAGTTCTCAGGTGCGTCAAATTGGATACCATAACCAACGTTTGAGAAGAACTCCTCACTTGCGTTGAGTGAGCCGTGACATCCTGTTTCTTCTGAAACAAAAAACGCCGCTTTCAAATATGGTAATTCCTGTAATAATGTTAAACAAGCAAAAACACCACATTTATCGTCACCTCCAATACCTGTTGGGTCTCCATTATCATTATACGCTTTATAGGATAATTTTAACTCACCCTGTGCGTTAAATAAATTTTCCTCACGAACATTAATTGTATCAATATTGTGAACAGTGTCTGTGTGGGAAATTACACAAGGGAAATAAAAATCTTCAGGTAATTCCTTTGATTCTTGTTTTGTTGCATAAACATTATTATGTTTATCTACGAAAAAATCAATGTTGTTTTCGGTTAACCAATTAACCAAATACTCAACCATTCTTTCTTCCTTATACGTTTTTGTTGGTACACTTAGTACGTCCTTAAGCAATTCTAAATTATTCATAAGGCAAATATACTAAACTTAATACAATTCTCCAAACTTAAATAATTCTGGTTGGTATAATAAATGATTAAAATTTTCTTCTGATAGTTTAACGGTGCGAAATCCTTGTGAGGGGTGTTGAAGTTCAACAAATACTTTCATATCTTCCCTATCAAATCCTGTAACCCTAAAATTGATTTTTTTATTTTTTGGTAGGTCCGTCCATTTTTTTAATGGGAACTTGGTAAGAATTCTTTTTCTAAATTCTAAAAATTCATTAATTGAGTTGGTTTCAGATGATTCTTCAAGTTTTTCCAAAATCTTTTCAAATTTTGATTCAACGTAGTTATTAAACGATTTTGAATCAAAATTATCATTATCCTGATATTCGTATGAGCTCTCGTGCCATCCACCTAATCTTCCTGTACCATTGTGTTCAATAATTTGATTAAATAATGAGATTAAATCTATTTTTGGTAGATTTAAATATGCCGACCACATAACCAAATTAGAAACAGTAGTCCCTATTTGGTCATAGTCTCTTACAATAGAAAACCCAATAGATTCTAAAAAGTCATTAATTTCTTTTTCAATTGATTCCCTTGCGGTTATCGTCATCTCTCTATTTTTCTCACCAAAATAATCACTAAGTATATAATCCATTTCGTCCTCAAATAAATCCAATAACGTAGCGGATAATTGAACAGTATATTCTTCACTATTCAAATTAAATTCTTCACCTGGTAATATTAATTCTGAGATTTTCTTTAACAAGTCAAGGTTTTCTTGATTTAATTCGGAATATATAATATATCCGCTTTTAAAATCCTCCTCCACCGAATATGAATCCATAAATTCATAATCACTATAATGAGAATTAATTAGACTTAAAAACCATTGGTCGTTTTCAGAGATTTCTAACGCTTTAAAAAAATTTTCATCCTTATCAAAATCAATAACAATAGTACTTTGTCCTAATGGGTCTGAAGGTTTAACCTTAAGAATTGCTTCGTCAGAGTCCTCCAATTCACGACTATCAATTTTACCTCTTGAAAATTGTTTGAGCACTTTAATAAAATCACCAACACCTATTAAATCATCAATTAAATCATTTTGATTTGGAAAAGATTCTCTTAAATTATCTAAAGGAACTAAAAAGTCTTGAGCGCTATAAACTTCGGTTTTTCTATCTTCCGTGTTTCTATACAACGCATATTTCTTATTTTCTTTTTTCTTAATGAAATAATATAATAAACCTGTTTTGGTGTATTTGTCAAAATAAGAAGACCCTCCCTTAGTTGTGGTACACCATTTTGTATTTGCACCATAATAACAAGACGCAATAAATGATTTTGGTCTTACAACCAAAACATCATCATCCTCATATAATTTTTCAACTTGAGCTTTTAATTCTCTTTCTTTTTCCCTTTCACTTTTTTTAGAATCAATAACATCCATTAATGTTACAATGAACTCAGGGTTTTCGTATTGATTTATATCTTTTGGTGATTTGGCAATATTTTCAATATTTGGAACAACTCCGTGTTGATTTCTATAGATTGGTTCCGCTTCCCAAATATCATTTTCAGTAATTCTATTAAAATTATTATGAAACCAGGGAATAATGGAAGTTAATCTTTCTTCAATTGCATCTTGTTGTCTAATATTAAGACCACCTTTTTCACCTGCTAGTTCAGGGATTAGTTTTTCAAGTTGTTTTGCAATATATTCAATGTACTTGTACCCCGTTGGGTCGGCAAGCAGGACTCTATCAATAAATGAATTATCGTATTCAAACCTTTGTTTAAGTCGTTTTGATACCTCTTCTTTTTTACCTTCAATTAAAATCACAATAAGTTTTTTAATATAAATACCAGTTTTGTTTGGAATTTCAATATTTATTCTTACCTTTGTAGAAGAAATCACGAGTGGCTCCCTTAATAGTTAAGGCTGACCTTAAGCATCCTACGAAAGTTATACAGGGGGTGAAAGTGATTTTTAAGTTCTTTAAATTATGGGGGTAAAATGGTATTGATTGGCATTGTTATTTATTCAGGGCACGTAGTGAGATGTTTCCTATCACTTTAATCTATGGATGACAAATTATAAATGGCAACATTTTAAACAAAATGGCTCTAGTAGGTCTTGTTCGTCAAGATGAGCTTGTGAACGTAGCGTAAGCACATTCGCATTCGGGTCGGGGAGACGTTAACCTAGGAACAGGAGTCTCTATAAGGTGTGGTTTCTATCTGAAAAGAAACAAGTGGAGGATTAGTTCTCAGTAAACCGAACCACTATAAAATAAGGGAATTGTGAATTTTGGAGTGTTAGAAAACACTATCCTAAGCGTGTAGTCCTGAGTACTTAGGATGAGCAAGAATCGGCTTCAAAGCCGATACCTCCACTAAGTCGGTTTTTGTTCCTTTTCTTGATTTTTATTAAGAAAAGGAACTTATCCGAGTAAAAAATAAATTATTCAGAATCTTTTTTAATTAAATAATTTTTAATTAAATTACATAATTCCCAAGTCATATCATCCGACATATTATTTTTCATTAAATTTATTGGTTTTGATACCCATCTAATATTTCCTTTTATATACCCTAAATTAGAATCTATTCTATCTAAAGATGCCGAATAAATTGGGGATGGTTTAATTTTACTATACGACATTAACTCAAGAGGAACGTTAGTGAAGTAACAACGACCATCTTGTTTATCCCAAAGTTCTTTTAAATCATCAATTGTTATATCATAATATTTGTGTCTACTTCTAACACTTCTTAAATGATATTTTAATTTTGATATTATAGAAGTCGGTTTTTTTTTTATTTCACCCCTATTTTGTTCATAATAACTTTTAAGGTTTTTGGTGTTATTTATTCCAACACAAGTTCTTGAACAAAAATTAGGTCGGATTAACTTTTCATTCCTAGTTATTTCTGATAATGGTTTTTCAAATTCTATCCCGCAATTATTACAAGTACATTTACCCATCTTACGTTTTATATCTTTTTTCATATTAATAAA